TGGACGTACATGCTAAAACAGTCGAACGTGGAGACGAGAGTGGTCAGTGACACACCCGTCGGAACCTGGGGATCGGTGTCGATCCGCACGCGAACGTCGCCGCGTGTGGCGACGAAGACCTGCGAACAAGCTCGCCAAAAGAGGTCGATGACTGTGTATGGCATGCCCATGAGGTGCATCCACGTGCAGAACTTGATGAGGCACGCGCGGCCTTGTGACTGGTCAAACATTGACTGGTCGGCTTCTTTCCACACGCGCTCGTCCGCGTCCCACCAAACGGAATCATCGCCTGCAACGGCAACGACGTGGTGGGGGTGCTGGGCACAAATGCTGTCTGCGAGTGAATCGAGCTGCGCGCCAGTAAGGCCGCTGGCGTAGAGCATGGACACTCGGTGTCGACCGATCTTAAGAATGCGGCCGTCGAAGAAGCGATGCATGGCGATGTCAAGAGCCCTCGAGTACGGTAACATCAATGCATGATAGCCTGGTGACAGGAGGGTGATGGCCCGCGGCTTGGCGGGTTTGATCGTCTCGTTGAACTTGGTATTGATCGCCTTACGACGCATAACGTTGCCCGCGACTTCCTCTGCATGTGCGCTGAGGAGGCGGAGGCCGCGTTTGCCACCCATCTTGGATGCGCATTCTTCGATCGTCGCCCAGTCCGCTGGCATATCGTGTCGACTCGGGGCCTGATCCGAAGCCCACCACTCATGCACTTGATTCCATGCCTCCGCGACAAGCTCCGTCTCAGGATGCTTCGGGGGGCGTAGGATTCGGTTGAACACGGCGTGCATGAAGTTGTGCTCTGAGTTGTTGGGTTGCCACAAACATCCATTGTTCAAAATGAGTGGATAAAGACGGCGCGAGCTGACACTCGCAGCCTGTTCATCTGTGGTTGCGAGGGTATAAACCTCCTCCCAGGGCATCTCCAGGCCGCGGTAATAGCACTGGACTTCGGAATTGCGGATCTCAGGGGCCGGCAGCGGGCACTCAAACCCCTCATAGCTTGTGCCTGGCTCGATCGCGACGGGATACCACGTTGATAACTGCGGCGTTACGTACTCTTGATGCGAGAGCCTAAAGTCATTCAAACGTGAGTCGTTGTGAATGAACATGGCATTGTTGATGAAATGGGCGAGTGTGCACCCAGCCACGTAGGCTGGATACATGGGTTGTCTGATGCAGCCCGCGATGAAACCGGTGAGACACCCGACGCCGAAAATGCGTGCGTGAGTGACGATGGACGGCCATCCGTTAAGGGCGCACTCCGCGCCGACCAGGAGCGGACGGGCCCAAGGGTTGCGGTACAATATGGCCTCTTCAACGAAGGGCGCGACGGCGACATAGAAGTACCTGTTCAGCAAAGAAGCTGGGGACACGACTCCC